TGCTGTTGGTAGAACCCTCTGTTCTCGTTCAGTCTTCGCCGGGCAGGTTCCAAGCGTATTGGGTATTGGAACACCCCGTACATCCGGCAGAAGCTGAAGATGTGAATCGTCGCATTGCTTATTATCACAAGGATCAAGGCGCAGACATGTGCCATGATGCCGGGCACCTGATGCGGATTCCGTACACACCAAACTACAAACACGGCGACATCGAAACTGCGCCGGTTGTCGGCATTATCAGCGTTCGACCTGGACGTTACCGCATTAGTGATTTTGCTGCCTACCCAAACGTAGTTGCACTGAAGTTCCTTGATGCTAAAGACGAACTGCCCGACTTGCCTTCCGAGGATGGCAACGCAGTAATCGCTCGATACCGAGCAGTGCTGCCAACCATCTTCTATCCTTTGTATGATCGTGAGCCAGAACAACCATCATGGTCTGAGCCACTGTGGCACATGATGAGCTTGTGTATGGAAGCGGGACTAAAGCGCGAAGAAACATTCATTGTCGCGAGGGACGCAAAGTGTAATAAGTACGCTCGGGACGGTCGGCCAGAAACTGAACTCTGGCAGGACGTTCTACGGTTGTACGTTAAACAAATTGAAAAGCTCCAACTGGCGCCCACTACCAATGCCGAAATTCCTGAGCTGCTGACTGATGCTGAGACTCGTCGTGTCCAAGCACGGCCGTCTTTCATCGAGCGCTATATGGAGTGGGCCGGAAAAAAGACCGACGCACCCCGCCAGTATCACCAGGCTGGAGCCTTCACTATTCTGTCGGCTTTGTTGTCCGGCAGTATCCATCTGCCCACTTCGCACAGTCGAATCTATCCGAACCTGTGGTTCATGATTTTGGCTGGAACTACTGTCACTCGAAAGTCGACGGCAATGCGAATCGCTTTTGATCTCCTCCGTGAGATTGACAGTGATGCGGAGATGGCCACTGATGGTTCACCTGAAGGTATTCTGGTTGGTCTGCGGGATCGTCCTGGGAAACCATCAATCTTCCATAAAGACGAGTTCACCGGCCTGCTCGACGCAATTGCGCACAAAGAGTATATGGCCGGTTTCGGTGAACAACTAACCAAGCTGTACGACGGCGACGATATCAAGCGACTGCTCCGCAAAGAAGTAATTCACGTGAAGGACCCTCGTTTCATTATCTTTGCAGGTGGTATTAAAGAGAAAACTCAAATGCTTCTTACTGAAGAACACGTGATGAGCGGATTCATTCCTCGGTTTATCTTCATTACAGCCGATGGAGATCCAGCCAACATCCGACCTACCGGACCACCGACCCCGATCCAAGATCAAGACGAACGTGAATTCCTGATCAACGAACTGATGGAGATGTACGCGCACTATTCCCAGCCCACCCCAGTTATTCGGGATGGTCGAATGGTCGGCTCGATGCCGACTCAATTCGCTGCTACGATGACGCAGCAGGCATGGGCACGCTACAACGTCTTCGAAGATCAGATGCGGCAAACGGCATTCAGCACCGGCCGTGCTTACCTAATCCCAGTGCATGAGCGTCTTGCAACATCAACCCTCAAAGCCGCTGTGCTTCTAGCAGCTTCGCGTAAGCGCGAGGAAGGTTTGGTTGTCGAAGAAATTGACATTATCCATGCCATTTACTACGCACAGCGTTGGCGCGAGTATGCCAGCGAGATTGTTAATGGTATCGGCAAGACCTTCGACGAGCGGCTAATCGACCAAATCATGACATACGTACGCAAGAATGACTCAGGTGCTTCGAGGGCAGAGCTTATGACTCTGTTCATGCTCGATGTGCGCCGTGCCGACATTATTTTCGGCACAATGATGCAACGCAACATGGTGTACGCACTAGACGTTGGTGGCCAAAAGCGCTACCGAGCCACGGTAGGTAGTTGAAATGCCATACTGGGGAGCGAATGTCCGGCACGACAACTATGTCGTACAAGCTAAAATTCATGGGGAGGCAGGCGGAGAGCCTGCCCCCGACGAACTCATCGAATATATCTCCAATCTGACCAGATACAAGGATGTGCCTGAGCACTGCCTAGCGAAGTTTTTTGCGGAAAAGATTGCGGCGGCGTACCAAGAATACCCATTCGCTTTGTGGGTAACCGTCGACATCTTGACCACTGAAGGACGGACCTTCGGTGATGTAAGGATGATAAAGGAGTAACACCTTATGAGTGCACACGGCTACGGAGACACAGTCGGGCAAACTTGGCGAGACTCAACCCTCACTCGGGACGATCTCACACTTCAGCAGATTGCCGACTACGTTAACGAAAAGCGTGTCATTCTGTCCAGCAACCTGTGGGGCCGCTACCTGCACCGTGGTCGGCACCACCGTCCAAACATCTTTCAGCGCGCCTACTCAAACTTGGTGTCAATGTGGACCCTCAGCTACTCGTAAATCTGTTGAATGAGTTCGATGAGCTTCGTATCAGCCGTATGCACGTGGCGCAGCAGTTTTTGGCCGGATATGCAGATGACGAAACGTTGTTTGCCGATCTTGCCAACATCTTCGCTCTGTTGTATGCCGCAAACAAAGTTATGCGAATGCCGCAAGGTTTTAAGTCAGATACCCAATGAATGGTTGGCAATACAACCCAGCAAAGTTCCAGTTTGAGTATTGGTATGATGGTAGAGTAACTACCATTTGTACACTTGAAGTCTGGAATCATTATTGGAGCACCGAAGGTTGGGGAAGGTACAATGCTCAACGAAGAAGAGTTCAAAATCGCACTGAAGAAAACTCTCGACTCAACCCGCGAATCTCTCACTTACGGCGCACCTGAAATGCAGGACATGCATTGGGACGTGCTCTATGAGAAGCTGCTTTCCATCTTCCGGAGTATGAACCCGTGATCTTCGTGTTCATCTGGTATATCATAAAATGCCTTATCTTCAACCGACATACTTGGCAACGTCGAGCAGATGGCATCAAAGAATGTGCAATATGTGGCTGGCGCGAAGACGCAATCTGCAGAAAGTGTGGAAATGAACTTCCTTAAGTGGTGGCAAACGTGGCGCTGTAAAATGGGCAAACACAACTGGACCGATAAGCCGGGCGGCCGAATCCAGTGCACTGATCCCGGATGTGGTAGGTATTTGCAGTGAAAGTTTGGTACGACACTGAGTTTCTTGACGATGGTCGGCTGATCGATCTGATTTCCATCGGTATGGTTCGTGAAGATGGTGCCGAATACTACGCCATCAACGCGCAAATGCCTTGGGTTCGAATCCTTCAGCATGACTGGCTTGTCGAAAACGTCGTCAACCACCTGCCAAAAACTAAGTACGGTGTTTCACTAGATCATGAGAACCCTGACGTCAAGCCACATCACGTTATCAAAAGCGAAGTAGAAACGTTCCTACTCGAAGCCTTCGAAGTCAAAGGCGAACTAGAGTTGTGGAGTTGGTTCTCCGCCTACGATCACGTAGCATTGGCACAGCTATGGGGACCTATGTCGAATCTTCCCGCATTCATCCCCATGTACACCAACGAAATTAGGACACTGTTCCAGATTTACAACAACCCAAAAATCAACGTGCCTGAGGGCAATCACAACGCGCTTGCCGATGCGCACTATCATAAGAATCTCTACAACGCAATCAAAGTGCACGCGAATAGGCAATACAAAGAAGATGTTCTGCTGGCTATGCATCCCGAGATCGGCCATTGGTGCCCAGAGGGTCACCTGCACAAGGACTAACATGAAACGTATATCAAAACATAAATTTGTATCCACTGTATTACCAAAAAACAATTGCATTGTTATGGGCGGCCGTGCCTCAGCTATCTATCATTGGTACGGATATGTTAACGAACTTTGCAAAGACCCTACTTGTCCAGACTGCCCTGAAGTTCATACAATGATCGAAGAACTCATTGTGGTGGATGACGGATTCCGACGCGAGTGGCGCAAGCGTTTCGCTCGCTACGCTCGGGTCCCACAGCGGCAACGTCAGCGGGCTGAGTATCGGAGAAAACATGCCAAAGCACGGCGAGTGTAAAGATTGCAAACACGTTGAAAAAATAGGTTCTCGTGGTCTATGTAGCGCCTGCTACGATTATCACCACAACCATCATAGCCTCAACAATTTTCCAAGATCAACTTGGAAACGTGAGGATTTGATGGCCGAGTGGGATTTCTGGCGGGTCCGAGGTCACGGTGTACGTGAGGCGGCTGAAAAAATCGGTGTGACCGTCTCAGCCTTGCGCAAGGCCATTGAACGGACACGCAAGCTCGCCACTGAGACAGCCGCACTGTGGGACCAAGGTCTTTAGAGTCGCAAGATCAACTGACGGAGTTCGTCATGACAACCATGGATCAGTATTTTAAGGAACACCCAAACTTCGAAGAGCTAAACATTCGAAACACGCTTATGCTTGGACAGTTCAAGCATGTCATTCGACTGTGCTATCCATGCGGCATGTTCGAGGACGTCCGTGGAGAGCACGGCGAGCCACCAACTATTGAAAGATTCGCAAAAGCATTCACCCGACACCATAAGGAGTGCGACGATGGGTGCCATATTTGAAGGAACTCACGATGGACAGCATTACCAGTAGTTCAAACCAACTGCGGGCCGCGAACATGGTACTCACCTTGTTCACCTGCGGCGCGTATCTGCCGATCTGGATTGGCATTGAAATTTACCAAGCTATAAGGAAGCCTCGTGTCACTCCACAACCCACAACTCTATATCAACCGCCTCAAGGACAAGTTCCCTATAACCTACCAGGAACACATTACCCGCAAGACCCACCCAGTTCATATCGCATTTGATCTCATCAACGCTGACGTCTACACGAACAAAGTTCCTTGGACCAAGTGCTTGGACTGCGGTCAGCCATACGTGATCGGCGAAGACAACAGCAATGGTACGTTCTGCTCAGAAAAATGCGAAGAAGCAACCCGAACTTACTTAGGATTGTAATGGGCTATACCGTGAAAATGCTGGTTACGGGTGGAGTTGTGGAGTTCTCCTACAAGGCGGCGATCCGTATTGATGTAAAGCAAAACCATCTGTTCTTGTATGATAAGGCAGGTGACGTGATTGCCGTCTACCAGTCCGGCTGGTGGATCAGCGCATATAAGAACGACGAGAACTGATGCTTGAAAAACTACGACAAAGAATTCAAGACTGGCGGCTGGCCCGACGCTATCGTAAGACTGGCGGACGCACACCAACAAAAGCCGAACGTGCAGAAATTCGCGAATGGGCAAAACATCAAAAACCCAGAAAATTAAACTCATAAAACCCGTACGACCTTTGGTTTTGCACACCACAACAGTGCGAGGGGTTTATGTCTGAGTTGATTCCGACCGATGAAGTTTTGGCAAAGCGTAAGCATCCAAAAGCGCTCTGCGAGACTTGTCCTTTTGCGAACGATAAGAACTTTGTACCAACGTACAACCCAGTACCATCAGGACACATCGCTATTGTTGGTGCGGCACCTGGTGTACATGAGGCACGAAAGGGCATCCCTTTTACCGGGCCTTCTGGCGAACTGACAGATCAGATCTTGCAGCACCATGGGATCTCTCGATCCGAGGTGATGCTGACGAACACAGTTCTGTGCAAGCCAGAAGGTCAGGACAGCGATCCACCAAAGGCAGCGCTGGAAGCATGTCGGCCGCGATTGATTGCCGAAATTGCAGAGTCCGACGTACACACGATTGTTGCGTTGGGGAAGATCGCAATGGGTGAGACGATCGTTGATCGTGGCTCAATGCGTAAGATTCGAGTAGGTCCACCAAAGCCATACAAGCATGATCCGAACATCGGAGTTATTGCTACTTGGCACACTGCGTATGCGCTTCGATCGCCTGACTCTTTCCCCGACATCGTTTTCGACTTCGGTAAGATCCGAGGGAAGATCAATAGTGATTGGACTGAACCGGACTACCGAGTCTTTGACGATCCTGTTCTTGCCACACGAGCGTTGCAGGAACTACGCACTCGATTCGATCGTGTCGTCATTGACATTGAGACAGGTGTTGAAAAAGACAATTCCTTCGACCACCCCAGTGAATACGATTTGCTCTGCGTGGGAATCGCATTTGCAAAAGGAAAGGCTGTGGTCATCGGGGAGACTGCACTACAAGACGATGGAGTTCGAGCTGGACTCAGGGACCTCCTATCGTCGGCTAAAATCATCGCTCACAACGGCAAGTTTGACCTTGCGGGACTTCGAAATGTTTGTGGTCGACAAACGCTCTGGTTTGACACCATGCTTGCCTCCAACTGTCTTGATGAACGTCCTGGACATCACGGTCTAAAGCAACTTTCTATTGAACGTCTTGGTGCGCCAGAATACGAAGCTGACATTCGGGACTATGTACCGCGCGGTGGGAACTACGCAAATATCCCAAGAGATGTACTGTACAGGTATAATGCTTACGATGTCGTCTGCACCTGGGACCTCTATGAGTTGTTCAACGGGGAGATGTCTGCCGCTGACTGGCAGAAACTTGAATTCATCGTACAAGCCGCCAATGCACTCATTGAGCTTGAACTCAATGGAATTCACTTCGACGTCGAGTACAACGAAAAACTCAGCCATGACTACACTACTATCCTTCGAGACATCGAAGCTCGAATGGATGACTTGGTCGGCTACACAGTCAACCCTCGCTCACCCAAGCAACTCACCGATTACTATGCAACCCATAACCTCCAACTCCCCAGTACTAACGCAGATCTTCTAAAGGAACTTCGAGACAAGCTCGAAGGTGAAGTTCTGGAGTTCACTGATCTTCTGTTGGAGCATCGACGGAAGGCAAAGTTGTATGGAACCTACGTCAAGGGTCTTGCAAAGAGAGTCACTGCTGAAGGAAAAGTCTATACCACCTATACTCTTCACGGTACAACATCCGGACGACTTGCGTCTCGACAGCCTAATCTACAAAATATTGTACGTGAGAAGCGTATCCGAAACCAATTCGTCGTTGCACATGAAGATAACCGGTTCATCCAGCTAGACTACAAGCAAGCCGAAGGTCGTGTTATTACCACCTTGGCTCGTGACGAATACCTGCGGGAGATCTTTGCCGATCCTGAGCGAGACTTGTTCTCCGAGCTATGCAACGACATCTTCGGTATCGACATGTGGGAAAAAGAACAACGTGTGGCAATGAAGTCTATCTTCTATGGTAACGCGTATGGTCGTGGCGTGAAATCAATTGCCAAAGAACTGCAAATGCAGGGCTCTTCAATCACCGAAGCTGAAACCGGTACGCTGATGCGTGAATTCAATGCGCTGATTCCGGATGTCATGGCGTGGCAAAGTGCAGTGAAGCAACAGGTGCTAGCTGGCAACGATCTAACCACACCATTCGGCCGCAAGCGCTCATTCTGGCTGATCACGGACAAGAATAGGTCCGACGTTTTGAACGAAGCATTGTCCTACATGCCGCAGTCTATCGCTAGTGACATTTGTCTGAGAGCATTGATTCGACTGACCCCGATGCTTCGTGACCTTGCCACCCCTCGGTTGACCATCCATGATGCCATCGTGGTAGAAACTCATAAAGACAATGTTCAAGAAGTTATAGCACTGATGCAGCATGAGATGGTGAAGTCTGCGACAGAGTTCACTACCTATGTACCCTTTGAAGTTGATGCTTCAGTTGGTACGAAGTGGGGAGATCTGTAATGGGTTCGAAGGAATGCAAGCAACGGATGGCACGAGATGCATTGGTGCCACCACCAGCGACGGAGATACCTGATCCACCACCTGTTCCTCGCCGGTATACTTCAGCCATAGATCGTCAGTCGTTGATCTTGGCAGAGCTTCGAGAAATCAAGGAACTCCTCAAACTCATAAAGGATAGACTCTAATGGAATTCGCGGAACTCAAAATTAATGACGTGCGCTTCCTAAGGGGCGCCGCAGTCGGGATGAGTTTGGACCCTTACGGAAACACCTTTTATGTGCTGCAAATGATCAGCGCTAACGCTGAGGGCGAAGACGAACAAACCATCACTTACGCAATTCCGCCTAGTGCAACCGATGGCTTCCTTCGAGTAATTAGTGGAATGGACCCTAAGCGTGAATAACCCGTACAGTTGCCCGATCTGCAATGCAAAGGAAACTGTATTCTATCAATACCCATTAATCTGTAGTTCGTGTTGGACGCCCATTCGCGCTTTCGATACTGGACAACTCCAGATGAGGCTGAGCTTCTGGGCGGCTATGAAGAACAACAAGTCGTTGAGTAAGCTCGGTTAGATTGGGTATGGAGATGTCATGACTCCTCTAGAATATGTCGCCGCCGTAATACTAGCTGCTGTTATTGGCTACGGTGTGGGTGTGATAGTATGGATGGTCCACCGCAAACATTTTCTGTGAGGAATCATGGGCAAAGCAATAATGTTGTCGCTTACAGTAATGTGTGAAGATGACGAACTTGTCCTCAAGGCAACTGAAGCGATTAACCGAGTACAAATTGGATTGGCTTTTGAAGGGTTGCATACGACCCTGAACATTTCTACAGTCGAATATGAAGAGGTCGAGCAAGACAAATGAAGCTTCGGGTTGTCTTTGACAAAGACGGTACTGACGAGCTGGTTATTGACGGTTTTCGGATCACCACACAACTGTTCAAACGTGGCAGTGGGACAGCACTGGTCAATGTGTATGACGAAACTGGCAAGAACACAAAATGCTTCCACTTCGCCAAAGTTTATTACATGGAGAAGAATTTGTGAAAATAGTGCAGCTACCTCAGGGAGGCGGCAAAACTACAGAGATGTTGACGTGGTTGTTGGAAGGTCATCTCAAAGGCATCGATCGTGCGCTGATCGTGACAACCCAACAGGAGCGCGTTAGGCTCTCCAAGAAATTGCAAATGCTATACCAAGACAATGGTCGGCCTACATACATCAACAACGCAGCAAATCGGATCTATAACGTAGCAGCAGTCCAGCGTAATCCGCGCCTTGTAGCGAAATGTGAAGTGGGCGTTGATAATGCTGATGAATTGCTGCGCTTCTTCCTCGGTATAGATCGAGCACCATCAATAGCGTCGGTAACTGACCCTCAAGAGGACTACCAGGAGAGCGAAAACAATCTCCAGTTTTGATCAGAAAAGGCAGACAATTTGGAAATCTTTCGAGTACTCGCCGCAGACCCTGGAGTTACGACAGGCGTTGCAGTTATCGAGTATGTTCAAGAATCTTATGGATACTCGTTCTGGCAAATTGACTGCCGTAACCTTCGTGCTTGGGATGATTTCCTGCGTGGCGTCAACCCTGACGTGATCCTGTATGAGGACTTCAAACACCGACCGAACTTGATGAAGGCAGAACTTTACAGCATGCAGGTCATTGGGGTGACTCGACTGTATGCAGAACGCCGGAATATCGAAATCCCATTCACGCCAATTCCTTCTGAGGCAAAGGCGTTCTGGACCGACGATAAAATCAAGAAGCTCGGACTTTGGCGGACAGGCAAGAACTACGAACATGCGATGGACGCACTGCGAGTCTACCTCACCTACAAAATGAAGACTGATCCATTTTGGTTCGCCTTAATGGTCGACAAGCTCAAAGACTGAGTAGTGTTTCCGAGTCGTTCATGCGCAACACCGATTGGCCAGCATCGTCCGAAATGACGGTCTGGCCAATCCGCATTTTAATCAGCGTCTGTGGTGTCGGCGGAACCACTGGGATTGCGTTAATTATGGGCGAACCAAACACCGCACCACTAGGAATACCGGAAGCATTAATAGTAGCAGTGCCAACTGTTATAGTTGGAGAACCTAGCTTCTCGGAACTATCAATGCCCCCCGGCATGATTTGGCGATACAGCGTAGCTGCACCAAATTGTTCTTCCGACCGTATACCGTTAACATTAAGGGTAACGGAAGTTGTAATGGTCGGCGAGCCGAGTCGTTCACCCGAAGCAATGTTACCAGCGCTGACCCCGGCGGCAGTAACTGTGATTGATGGCGAACCAACGCCTTCAGTGCTCGGAATACCGGCAGGCGTGATCGAAACACTAAGTTGTGCATTTCCAAAGCCTTCCGACGAAACGATGCCAGAGGCGTTGATGGTGGCCGGGCCAACCGTAATAGTTGCCGAACCAACCGCTTCGACCGAAGCGATACCTGCCGCAGCAATCGATTGCGCCAAAATTATTGAAGCCGCACCTGATATCTCAGACGAGACGATACCGGCAGCATTGATAGTAACCGAACCTGGCTGAATTTGCGCAGCACCAAGTTGCTCGGTTGAGTATATACCGGACGGATTTACTGTACGACTGATCTCTGGGGAACCGAGCTTTTCGGATGATTCAATACCATTTACACTGACGGTGACAACTGAAGTGACCGCTGTGGAACCCAAGCGTTCGGCACTGGCGATTCCACTGGCATTGATAGTGTACGTCGTCGAGAGGTTTGGAGTTCCAGTACGTTCTGCTGAAGCAATACCACTAGCGTTAATTGTATTAATGCTAGTGATAGTGGCAGATCCAAGCCGCTCACTCGAAACGATACCATTAATACTAAGCGTGTATGAAGACGTTACGGTGTTATTGCCGAGTGTTGCGCCTGACACAATTCCATTAGCGGCAATGTTCTGCGTTCCCCCACCAGCGGGGTTGAGCGCGATTGTACCGATAATGACTGGTTCGCCATCGGCTGGGTTCAGCGTTGCTGCGTATGCGTAGGTTCCGGTTGAGGTAACATCGCGATATGCCAACTCTTGGTGAATGTTGGTCGAACCGTCAGCGCCTACTGAGTCGACAATTTCCGTGAAGCTAGCACCGGACGCAATACCATTGACTGGGAATGCCCGGAAGCCGATGAAACCCAAAAGAGTTGTAGTGGCGTTGGTTGTTGTAATATTTGATGACGTTTGGCTTTCGGCCGCTGCCTTTGCTCCACCAACTGAAGTGTTGACGTGGTTGGCAATGCTAGAGTTGTCAGAACCACGAACCTGAACCCAAGCCAAGTCGGAGCGACCAGAGCCGCCATGCGTAGCATTATAGGTTGTGCTGGCAGCAGGTGCTAGGTTGTAATAAATTCGAATTTGGGCCAGGTTACCCGCAGTGTTGTTTCCACCAGACAACGTGAGTTCAGTGAATCCTGATGGTGGTGTGATGGTATTACCAGTAAGGTTAATGCCAATAATGCACCAAATGACATCTCCAGAAACAACGTCTGAAGATGTAGTAAAGGAAAGGGTAGCAGAGTTGTGGGCACTTCCAGAATGCGGAAATGTAATCGCCACTACCCCTCCTTATAATCGTAACGAATTGTTAGAGCTTGAAAATCTTGTTCGCACCGTTGTCGTATGCAACTACGATGTTGCCGCCGTTTGGGGTAACCGGCAGACCCGAAGAGGTAATCGGTGCAAGTGCTCGGGTACCTGCGGTAATTGTAGCTGATGAGATCGTAATCGATCGGTCACCAGCGTTTGCCAAAGCAGTCAGCGTACCCGTCACACCGTTAGAAAAGACCAACGCGGTACCGTTTGGAATCGCGTATGCGAGTGGTTCTACCGGAATTGTAGTACCGGTCGTGGTGGTGTTGCAGGTAACAATGAATTTGCCAGTGATCAGGCAGACCATTCGAGAAGAAGACGGTGTGCCAGTATCACGGAAGATTGCAACCGCCTCAACTGAGTTGCCGGTAACTGAAGTGAATGTTGTGTCGGCAGCATCCGCTACGCCATTGATAACAGTCGGAGATCCAAGGTTTACTTTCGCACCAACCAGTGCAACGTCGAAGTCGTCCCAGTTGTCGCCGGACGTCGACGGACCATAATTCACGCAGTAGCCAGTAGCACCACCAACACCGTTACCTGTTGTGTTCACACCATCAGGCCGAGTCAAAGAGAAGACAGAACCAGAAGCGGCAGTAATTAGCCAGAGTCCGTTAGCTGCGGTATTGGTTGTGTGTCCATCAATGAATACTAGATCACCGTTGGTGAAGCCGTGCGCCGATGAAGTAGTCACAACAATTGGAGTGGCATTAGTAGAGCTGGAAATCTGCTTGATTCCAGCGTCTGTGGTAGCTGCTGTCGAAAGGTCCAACAATGCTGCCGAAAAGGTCTGGGTATCCCAGTCGAGTGTGCCGTCAAGGAAGCCTTCGCGACCTTTTTCAAACATTGCGTTAACCAAAGTAATCTACCTCCTTAACGGGTAACTTCGAGACTGAGCGTTGCATTGCCTTGCATAATCCGAGTGACGATGCTAGTGCCGCTAATGATTTCCAGATCGTAGACACCCGAACGCCAAGTCATCGCGGCGGTTACTGCACTTGGAATATTCAACCTAAGTTGTCCAGCGATTGCGTTAAGCTCGATTCGTCCGTTACTAACCGTCAGCTCGTACAGAGTTGTCGCAGCCGTGACAGTTGAACGAATCTGCATTCGAGCATCGTATCCGGTCAGGTTGAAGACAGAGCCGTCAGAGTTGGTCAATCCCACGATATGTGAGAAGTCCGTGCCTTGTTCAATGACAAGGTTAACTATGGCGGCTCTGGCAACAACAGACGAAATCAAGGTCACGACTCACCTACTTCTCATCTTTTGGTCGATCGAAGACCATCGATGCGGACCCTTCCGGGCCTGGTCCCACAGCGGCCACTGCCAAGGAGAAGAGTATCGAAATAAGTGCGGAACCGACAGACATACTCAGCGCGTCGCGCCAACCAATGTGCAACAGATCGACACCGACTGCTGACGTTACGTTGGGTCCGACGAGCTGAGCGATGAGCGTCCAGGCAAACGTGCGAATTGCACGCTCAATGGCGCCTTTCCAAAACGCGACGCTCCACATTTTAGCTCCTTAAATTTCACATACCTGATCCGGTGGTGGCGGAAGAGGATTCTCCCGCTGTTTTTCTATTTGATTTGCTCGTGCTGCCCGGTACTTGTTTAGCGCTAACCGAGTCTCATCGGCTGATTTCGCTTCAGTGATGGCGTTGATAAGCGCATCCATTGCTTCAGTTGCTTCAGTGCTCGCATTTGTGCGAGCTTCCAGTGCACGATGCAGGAAGCTGTTCCACTCAGACTGACACTGAACATATTGCGTTAGGTTTGTGCCTGTTTGCCACGATCCAACCAACGCAACTGTTGACACCGCGAAGGTGGCAATAGCTGCAATAAGAAGGATTAGGCGCTCTCTACGCGTCCAGCCTTCAGAAATACGTTCGCTTTGCGCGTCGTACTCCTTCTTGCTATACGTCCTATCCTCGTGCATATTTATCTACCACCTCCAAATATCGCCAAAGTACTGTTCCGTACAACATTCCGGTGGACGCGTACACCAACGAGATCAGCACGTACATGCAATTCATCACGTAGTGTCCTTCACTGTGTTGTTTTTCGGCGGATCTACCTCGGGCTTATCTTTCTTGCTCTTATTCTCAAGAGTTGAGATAGCCGTAAGAAGGCCACCGAGTCCAATAGCAGGAAGAGTCCAATACTCAGCAGGAATGGGATCGCCTCGAATAATAAGGACGATCGTGGCTATTCCCCAGACCAACATATATGTGGCTGCGGCGATGGTCCTAACCACAACACTCCCTCCCACGTAAAACTGTTGCTCAAACACCTTTCGGATGATTTTTGCCCAAGATGAGGAGGTGTGTCGGACGTCGACACTGACCGGTCGGGGCTGCTTCAAGCGTGCGCCTATGCGCACGCACTGTCAAGCAGATGTGCCTTCTCCGTAAGCATTCATGATGCGCACGCCAATGGTGCCCGCACCGGCTGTTCGCCGAACTTGGACTTCTATTTCGATAGTTGCCATATGTGCACCACTTACCGCGACCGGCCCGAGTGTTAGAACACCATAAAATGCGCTGGTAACAGCAGTTGGCGAACCCAACAACAAGCCCGTAGCAACATCGTAAAGTTGCACTTCACCAGTGGTGCCACCAGCAGACGAGCGGGCAAGCACATCTACGCGAATTCGTGGGTGCTGTTTTTGGAATCTGCCGGTGAACAATGGTGTTAGCGAGCCAGAAGTAGTGGTAATCGTTGGCACCGTATTAGAGTGTTCAACGAAGTTAATGCCGATGTGTGGTCGAGCTAGCCCAATACCACCAGGACCGTCATCAGACACAACAATGTTCTGTGCACGATCTAGGTGGGATAGAAATTGAGTTGAAGCAGTTGTGCCATCTAGAGTCAGTGCAGTTGATGTGTCTGCCCGGCGAAAGATCCAGCCGGTTGAGAAGTAGGATCCATCAATCAGCACTGACCCGAAATATATACTCGGGATGTCGCCGATACTGATCGAGCCATCCGTCACGGTCAAGCTGCCGGAGTCGATAGTGGTGCTACCGATGCCGGTACCTTTTTCCAAATCTTTGAGTCGTCGTTCCATCACGACGAGTCGAGAGATTAGGTCATTATCTGCGTTGTNATNNNTANCCCTCNTTCAATTCNTCNCCNTGGAANATCAACTCGGCGGACTCAATNTTGTCATCCGACGGNGGTCGGTAGTCAAACGCAACCATTCGGGTAACAAAGGTGATTCCAGGATATGGGTGACGGGCATCTCGAATTGAGATTGTTGCGGTATCACCAAGACCNTACGATCCNAAGACCGGTTCGAGGTCCGCTTTTACAAAGATTTTCANCGTCGCCATTGGAGGTCGNCGCANTTGCATCTGCTGATTGACCAAGTCTTGAGCTGCCGCCAGGTCGGTAATGTCTTTGCGGGAATAGGTTTCGTCGAAACGAAGCCAACCGTTGGCATACATATCAAGATTCTCGCCGATGCCAACAACCATGCCGGAACCTTCACCTGAGCCAAGCAGATATACCTTAGTACCTGCGTCGCTCATTCCCTCAGTTTCGTAATAATTTGTAATTGAGCCCGGGTAATCGAAGGTCAAGGCTCCCGCAGCGGTTGAGCCGAGATATGGATAACCGATCCGCAGGCTTCTTAGATATGCATCTCCAACACGCTGTGTTTCCAAGTTCCAATCAAAGCCGTTCACTCCGTCTGCAATGCTACTGATTACGGAGTAGAAGGTTTTGTACTCAGTCGCCAGCACTGACACTGTACGCAGAACCGCATCAGGGTATGTTGCTGGTGGCACGGTAATACCAAGGTTTCGGTTGGGGTCTGATTGCAGCGTGTTGAAGATTCCTACCATAATGTTGCGCTGTTCGATATCCGTATATCCCATGTCTGCGTCGACCAGCACGCTTTCGAGGTACCCTTCACGAGTACGCATAGAAAGCTGCATAGTCTTGGACTGAGCCTGGTAAGTACGGGTCCACACAATGCCGTCCCAGATTGGGACGTCATCGCGTTCTACTACAACAAAGCTCTTGCCGGGAATGGTCGCATTAATGAGATCCGAGTTCTGTTGTCCAGACTGGTCCAATTGCATAGTTGCGCCCATGTTGCCAACACCATTGAGTTTGTTGTCTAGTGTGACACCTTGCAGCGCAATTTCGCTGGTCACCAGACCAGAGCGAAGGTCGCCGAAGATGTATCGAACATGCGCCATTATCTGTTATTCCTTCTCAGCCCGCTGAGCACCCTCAAACGCAGCGTCTTCCAACTGCGGCTCGATTTCCTTGTAGACAGCGTGCGCGAACTCAACAACTTGCTCGTCTGAAACATTCACAGTGGCGCCAAGAGTATCTACGTCAACACCCCAAACGTCAGGGTCACCGCCAGAGCTGAAAACGTTGCCGCTCCAGCTCAAATTGCCGAGGATTCCTGCCTGGTGAACTTGCTGGTTGCTGATCGGTCCAGCACCGTTACCGTACCAATCCTGCCGAACCTTGCGCCGGAACATACCATCGGCCAGCCAGAGCTGTGCCTTTTCGGCGTCGGTGTCACCGAAGCCCTTCACGATGATTTGCATTTGCTCACTCCTTACCGTGGGTGCAATTGGTGCTGGTTTGTTTGCGATGGCAGCATCTGCAAGTTGCAGCATCCGCTCGAAGCTACGTTGCCGAGCTGGAGTGTTTGCGGTATTGCGCCACCATTCAAAATGTGTGTGCCAGAGCACCGTGTCTGTGCTTGGGATGATGCCCTGACTTGGATTGTTGGAGTCATAGCGACGCTTCACTTTGCCGTCGGGTGTGAAATTCACGCCACGCAGAGCAGCAAGAGCCGCGTCGTTTGCTCGCATCTGAGTAACAAGAAGATTGTTAAAGCGGATCGCTGCTGCTTGCCCACCGTTGCCCCAAGTGAGGCCAGTGTCCAATGCGCTACAGGCGTTTCCGCTAATACGATCCCGAGTTTGCCGAGTGCTGTAATCCTTGTCTGGGTACTTCCCAATGTCTTTGATGTCTTGTACGCCGCAGTGATAGCCACCACCGGCTTTGTGACTCGCATCGGGAAGCGTACCGACTTCGGCACTGCCCAGACCAACCTTTGCCATCCAAGCACTTCGGAAGCTTTTTAGATCTTCAGGCAGTGTTGTAGTTGTCATTAGTCCCACCCTTCTATTGCGAACGATGATCCTGCTTGGAAGTTTCCGGATGTTTGAGTAAGTGTGAGTGATGTGTAACCGCTACCTGATGATCCCAAATATGCAACCGCTTGGTACAAGCTTTGGCTACCACCCGAAGTGTTAAAGATGTAACCAGATTGTGAGATTCCGGTAAGATAGTTGGCGTGCGGAGCATGCCAACCCATGAGTGTTAGCTCTCCACCGTTCCACTCACCAGTACCAGAGCCAAATGGGAAGCTGCACAAGGTCCAAGATGTCTGACCGATACTAGCGGATGCGTTAGTAGAGGTAGCAAAGTTGTTGAAAATCTGGCTGCGGTAGTTCGCACCTGAGTCGCCATTGACACGGCCAAGCATAACTCCTGAAGATGCCGCGTCTCCACGAACACTCCAGGTAAGCGTAACGCGGTTCAAGGAAGATGGAATACCTGAGAAGGTTACCGTTGCGGCTGCTGAACCAAGCACGTTTACTTGTCGGAATGGCGATGCGAGAATGTATGAGGATACGACCAACATACGCAGGAGGTTCGTATCTGTCTCAAAGATCAAAGTTCCATTAGGCACAGTGGTGATTGACGGTCGATCCGTGCTGGTGCAAGGAATAACACCACCAAGAGCCGCCGCGTAATAGCGTCGATCAGTGATGTTTCCGGTGACAATTGAGGTAACACCAGCACCTACTAGCACCTGTGCCAAAGCGATTGAGTTTGCTGGCTGCGTTGGCACTGCCGGTGATCCAGCAGGAGTGCCTGCAACAACGGCCAATGACCAGGAGTTAACGGCTCCTGAATACAATGTGTCTTGCACTTTGGCAACAATGAGATCAATGCGTGGGTTGGTGCCGTCCGCAGCAGTAATAGTGAGGTTCTTTGAGGCGTCATTGACAACAACGTAAGTTCCCTGCTTGCTGCCTTCAGTGCCTGGCACATATGCATGTCCAGCAGCTACGTTGACGCTCATGTTGGGTGAACCGTTTTGTGTAACGGCCAAATTGCCACCCATACCACTAACAACGCCACCCCGTGCGACCAGACCTGCGGCAGTCTTTACTCCATGCAGCAACCCTGAGTGAGCGCTACGAAGAATCTCCGCAGTGTGTACGTTTCCAGCATTTTGAAGAAAGCCCGGAGGGTTTACTTCGGTCATTAAAATTTACCTCCAAGCATTTCGATACCAGATGGACAACGTCGAAGCCGAGGCGGCTTCTGCTCGATACCGCAAGGTATTCGAGCCTGGTTCAAGAAAGTACCAATCTGGTGAGATCAGAGCACTACGACGATTTGCCGTGCCATTCAATCGCACCGTCTTATACTTTGTGTCAATAGTCAGTGTATCTGCGACATCAAGGGTGATGTTGAAGCGCAGCTCAGCGCCAGTAATATCATTAAGAATTCGTGGATTGGTTACTGGTCCGGTGATGACAAAGATTGGTGGAGTTGGACGATTGCCGCCAATCAATAGCGTTACTTGGTCAGTTGTGCTAGAAACACCGCCGAAGCCAAAATCAAAACCGAGATCGAAACCAAAACCTGTATATACAACTGCGCCAAGTGGAACTGAAGCAGTCAGCAGCGTTGAGTCATAAATTCGTGGGTCTTCAGCGAACATCGAAAATTGGATTGAGGCTTGACCAGTTCGACGAAGCTCATCCCAGTCATACCGACAACCTAGCGGTTTTACGAATAGCAGTCGCTCAGATACACCAGGGGCCTTGAAGTAGAAATTTTGTAGTGTTGTAGTCGGAGCATAGTTCGCTTTTAGATCATCCAAGTAGTCTTCAATTGTGCCCGTATCCGAGTAGACCGTTCCGTCGAGTACAACGTTTCGACCTTTCTCAAACTCGGCATCCATAAAGCCACCGTCGTTACCCTCCCAGTCCCGCTCAGTAGTGCGGTATTGAGCTGAGTCCAAACCAGTAACCTTATGAATATCAACAAACGGCTGCAACACTGCGGAGTTCAACACGATCCCAGTGTCGTTGAGCATGAATGTCAAGTCCTCTGTAAGCGCCATGTCACAGCACCTTCACCAATTCGAAACCAAGCTCCGCCGAGTTCTTTCGTGGATCGATTTCCTGAGTGTTCACTGTGATGTTTTGGACGACTGTCGCAGCACCACCGTAATTCGGTGAAGCTTGCGCCAAACTCGAACCAAAACCGGTCACAACCGATCCACCCATCAAGTTTGCAGTCATCTGCAAACGATCCATCTCAGCAGTCATTCCAGCGGCCAGCATCTTTACGATCTGACCACCAGCGTAACCGTTGTTCAGCACCCGCAGTGGACCAGTCTTGACAGGTGAACCTGGCATTGCATCAGCGATACGCTTTGTCACGTTGTGGATAGCATTTGTCACTTGGTCGAGCATTGAAGTAATACCATTAATCAGACCACGAACGATGTTCTGTCCAGCGTTGTAGAAGTTTGACACCAAGCCACTGAAGTATCCGATGACATCGGAACCCCAACCGCGAATATCGCCCCAAATGTCGCTGAGTGAGTTTGAGATGGTATTGACAAAGTCGGACCAGTTTTTAACTGTTTGATCGCGAACAAAACGCCATATACCCGCGATGAAGTTACCAATGCCTGACCATACCGAAGTCGAAGTGGATTGAATAGTCTTCCAGATACCTGACAAGAAATCCCAAATTCCACTCCATACGGCGATTGAAGTGTCTCGCACAGGATTCCAAATTGTATTCCAGACCGCTGTTATTGCGCCCCAAACAGCTGTAGCAAGGGTAGTAATAATACCCCAGTACAAGTTGAAGTCTTCAACAACTCCGCTCCAAAGCCCATTCCAAATTGCCTTGATGCTTTCCCAAGCCCAAGCAAAGAGGAATTGCAGTGTAGTAAGACCAAGCTCAGTAAGTGCCATAATGAAACGGAAGACAGCGGCGAGCAATTCGCCTACATCGGACTGCCAGAAAGTTGCCCATTGCTCGCCAAACCAACCTGAGAAGCTGGTCCAAAGTCCAACAATCCACTCCCAGGCAGCAGACAACCCATTGACAATGTTGTCCCAAAGACCAGTAAAGAAGTCAGTCAGCCAGTTCCAAGCACTTACAATTCCGCTAGATGCAGACTCCCACATTGAAACAAATACATCGCCAAGCCACATACCGAAAGTTTTGATCTGTTCCCAGACCCACTTCATTCCCTGCCAGAGGAAATAGCACGCAGCAACCAATGTGCCAATAACCGCAACTACAACGAGGATCGCGGCAACAAACACACCAATAAGAATACCAACGACCAGGCCGGTAATTACCGCACCGATAATCAGCATCCACTTGACGACCTGTGCCAACACGTTCAGCATAGGCTGGATCTCTTGCTTGTGCTTCTGCCAGAATTCAGTAAGTCGCTCGATTGCCGGAATAACGTAGTTGTCGATAATCTCGCCGAGCTTGGTGAAAACGTGCTCCACCATATCAAGGATGATCCGGCTTGCTTCCTTAACTTTCGGGAACAGCGTGCTGGTCATCATTTGGTACAGTTCGAGGAGGGCAGGCAAGACCTTAGACTCAATAATTGCCCAAAGCCTACCGAACGGACCTTCAAGGTGTTCCTTGAAAGCGTCGCCGATACCCTTAGCGAAGTCGACAATCATGTTTTTGGTTTGTACAAATTGATCGGCCATGGCCTTGATGATGTTTCGGAAGCCTTCTGACTTCTTCCAGAGAAGTACAAAAGCTGCCGCAGCACCAGCAGCAAGCGCTACAAATGCCAACAGTCCACCGACAACGACGGCAATTGCCGAACCAGCCACTACGAACGAGGCAACGATTGCAGCGATAATGCCAATCAGCAGCAGTAGCGGACCCATAATCAAAGAGAACGCCGAAGCCAGCGCTAGACCATAAGCAACAAGTTGCTTTGTTCGTGGGCTCAGCTCATTGAATTTTCCGACAAGCTTGGCTACCCACCCAACAATCAGTGCGAATGTTGGAATGAGTGCCTTACCCAAACTCTCCTTCATCAAGTTCCACTGGTTTGCCAACATTTGAGAGTTTGCAGCTGCGCTGTTAGCCATCAAGCTGTAGGCTTTTTCCATGGAGCCAGCGCTATTTGAGGTTTCATCCAAGATGTTGTCGAAGAGTTCGAGGTTACCGGCACCCAACAGCATGTTCTGCAAGAACCGGCGAGCTTCGATGGTTCCACCAGCGCCCTGGAAAACTTCCAGCATCTTGGCCAGGCGGTCCTTCTCCGGAATCTTCATCAACGCTGTGCGGAAGTCCCGCAACACTTCGTTGAATGGGCGGAACTTACCTGAAGCGTCTTGGGCTTCAACACCAAGCTTCTTCAGATTTGCTACAGTTTTAGGATTTGAAAGTGCGTCGAAGGCACGCGCGACAGCGGTACCTGACCGAGCTGCACTCATACCCATACGAGTGGAGGCAGCCAACGCAGCCATCATAACTTCAATGGACTGCCCGGCACGCACCGCTGAAGGAGTAACCAGACCGATTCGCTGGTTCCACTCTTCGTAGGAACCAACACCTTCCTGTACCAGCTGGAACTGAATGTCCAGCAGTTTGTTGACATCTGAAGCCGGACGTTGGAATGCGTTCAACAAACCAATAGTTGCTCGGGAAACATCCTGAATCTCAACCTGACCAGCAACTGCGGCCTTTGAGAACGCAGTCAGCAGCTTCTCGGCATCCTGAACGTTAACTTCCATGGATGAGAAGATGTCGAACAGCGCGGGCTGAATAGTTTCGAAAGGTACCGCGATATTCTTCGCGACTCGACGACCAATGTCAGCCAACTCTTCGAGGTTTCCTCCGAAGTTGTCGACCTGAGTGGCAGTCAGTCGGACTTGCTTTTCATAAGCAATCGCAGTATCGATGGAACCCTTCAGCGCAATCGCCATAACGGCACCAGCAGCAGTAAGCGCAAACCCCATCGCAGTGGCAGTTTGACCTACCTTCTGCATGTTCTGCGATACACGGGCTAGATGTCGTTCGTGTTCTTGCTGAGATTGACTAAGAGCACGTTGGCGACCTATCTCGTCGTCAATGTTTCGAATGTTGGCTTGCTGCGCAGCGATCTGATTTTGGTACTGTGCAATCAGACCTCGCCGAGCATTGATGCCTTGGTTTATCGCATTGACGTTACCCCGCAAACCGGCGATTTCGGATTGCAAAGTGGCAATATTCATACGACGTTGAATAATGTTATTATTCAACGCACGCGCTTGCCGCTCAAGTGTTGAAGTTTGTGCAGTGGTTGCACCAGCAGCACGCATACTAGCGACAGTACTTTGTACCGCCGCCCGTTGAGCTGCCAATTGGGCAATTCTAGCGCGCTCTGTTTGGATCGTGTTATTGCGCGTTGCGATACCATGCATAACTGCGGCACGACCAGCCATTTGCTGCGCAATGGCTGCACGCTGAAACCCAGTTGCGAGACGCGCCTGTTGAATGGCTCCGAGCGATGCAGCACGCTGCGCTTGGAGTTGTGCCAAAGCCACCGTATTGCCCGCATTGCGGACGTTACGTGCGAAGGTATTGAGTGCCCGGTTCGTCTGGTCCTGAGCCCGAAGAACAAGCCACAAGTCTCGGGTATTGAGGGGCACTCTATCCTCCCTTACCTAGGTCGAGCTTTATTCGCTGCCTTACGATTATCCAGCTCGCGTCGTTCGTGTTGTGCCATCAACGCGTGCTTCATCAAATGCACATACATGCTATCTTGATCATAGAGTCCCCCGGGTTTGGGCAGAACATGAAGTTCTTGACACATCCCCAGGGTCTCCAAAAAGTAGTTAGCTTGTATCTCAATAACTTCTTGCTCGTACGACTTCTTCCGCATTGGCTTACGTGTCGAACTACCCGAGAGCAGAATGCCCTTCCTGATCTCGGCGATTAGTTTTTTGTGTCGTCCTTATCTTCAAAGCTGTTGATACCATCAATCAGCTGACCAATCTCGTCACCGATCCGGGGATCAAGGCGCTCGACGTCAGCAGCATTTTTGAAGTTCAACGGCTTGTCGTTCTCATCAGTCAAGTTGTGTTCAACGATGAGGTTTCCAAAGTCCTGGAAAGCGATACGCTTGCTCATCATTTGAATGTGCATTTCCCGGTCTTCGCCAGAAGTCCGCATGTTCATCATGCTGTCTGTCCGGTTCAGCTTCTCACCGTAGGTCATCCGTCGGATAACTACGTAGCCTTCCGGCAAAGACTTCAATTCGAACTTTTCGGTTTCGCTGGCAACTGTTGCGCGAGGCATCTTAAACCACGTTCCTAAGCGATAGATATAAGTCAATGCGCGGTAGACGAACAGCAGCGGTCCCACAGCGCGCATCCCATTTCGGATTAAACGACGTTTTCCTGGCTGAGCACGGTAATCGTGTAAGAAACACCGGAAGCGTTAATTACAGAGTTGTATGCGATCGATGCCCGAACCAGGTCGCCCTGGCCAGAGTTCTGGACTTCGTAGGTATCCTTAATGGTCACCGGCGAGTTCAGGGTGATCTTGTTGTTAACACCCTTTGAGGCAACGATTGAGATATCCTGCGCAGTAAGCGCCTTGAATGCGTCGAAGTCGGTACGCGATTCGAAGTCACGTTCCAGGGAAAGGGTAACCGCACGCTCGCCGTACTTGATGAACTGTGCGCCACGACCGGTAGACTTCAACCGGAACTGTGCTTCTGCGGCATCGTCGATAGCGAACTCGAAAGTGTCCGTGTCCAATACCGGCGTTGCAGTCGGAATTTCGATCGAGTACTGGCCCGCACCAAACGGAACTGTTGTTGGCCAGGTCGGAGTCGGCGTAGACTGCACAGCTTCATCGCGGCCGATGACGCTGATGTTGTACATCAAAATACCGTCTTCGACGGTAAACGTCTGCGAGCCAACCACAACACCAGTGAAACCGAAAACGATACCATTACGCACTACGGTGATACTCATCGTACGTGCGGGGATGGCATTCGCTGTGGGCGTGAAGGTGTAGGTGTAGTTGGTTGTGCCGGACTTCACAACAGAGTTGCGCGAGGCGTACAAGAAGTACAGAATGCAGTCTTCCATACCCTCAATCGAGATATCACCCTCGACGTTGAAGTTTCCGGGAACTGCACCAATAATGTCTGCACTCTGCCGAATCGGACGGCGCCAGATGGTTGATTGCACCGAGGTCAGGGACTCGGACATGAACGGGATGTATTTAACCGGAGGGTAGTACGTGCCGGGATCGGCGGCAGTGTTCACAGTCGGGAAGGCCCCAGAAGGAGCACCAACCGCAGCGTCGTTGTAGGTCACTGTTGGCGCAGTCACCTGAGCCAAGAAAAGCTCGGTTCCTGCGCCGCCACCAGCAGCAGACCGGTAAACCCGGTATGCCGTTGCACCAGTAACCGCAGTCCAAAGAACTGCATTGGTCAAGTTACCCGCAGAAGTGGTGCCGACAACTTCGTTAGAAATCGTAGTTTCGCCACTTGCGTTGACGGCGGTAACTGCATACCGATATGCACCGGCAGTCAAAGCACCACCAGTAGTCGGCGTTACCGAGGTAAGTGTCGGAGGCGCCAGTTGTTCCAGGGCAACGCCCATAATACCGGCTGCGCCAATACCAGGAGCCATATTAGTTCACCTCCTCCTCAACAACTTCAGCTTCTTCAGCTTCTTCAACTTCTTCAGCCTCTTCGGCTGGTCGATCTGTATCGAAAATTACCCGCACACTGCGTGGGAAATTCGCTTCAGCTGGACGAACGTTGTGGAAGATTCGGAACGTTTCCGTATCCACTTCCACCGGCTTGCCCGGCTCAAGGAGTCCCACACCGTCAACGGTGCATTCTACGTCAGATTCGAGATAAATCTTCATACACCCCTCCTTAAACCGGAGCTGCTGGTGGTGAGAGATATGTCAACGATGTGCCAACATATGTCAGGCGGACTGCCCGCCAACTAGAACCATTAATAAATACTTCACCAGGATCACGTCGACGGACGAATCCGTGGATTACCAAGCCATCCATGTTTGGATATGTATGCAATAGCTTCTCTACATCTTCAGCGAGCGTGTCAACTGCGAGTCGAGAAGCTTGTTCACCACTCAAAACATCAGCAGCCATAACGTCAACCAGAATAGAAATCTCATTGCGCGTACGACCACCAGGCGATGCTACCCCTTGCAGGGTACGGTCCATCGTACCGGACATTACCACCACTGTGGGTGACTTGGGTGTCATTATATGTTTACCGTAGTAAACATCTTCGATACCAAGCTCACCCTTATTGGCAGTGATGAGATCTTTGATGTGTACGGCAAGAGCTGTACTTCGATCTGTATTGGGATAAGCAAAAGGCATGGACACTTAAATCACCTACCCCATCTTCGTCCAGTAGCGGTCAATCAAACCGTCAACCCAAATCTCAAAGATTTGTGATATCTCGGCAACGTCCTCTGGTTGGAACATAACGTACGGGCGGGCGGGCATTCTACGAGTACCTGTTTGGTGGAAGTTTGCGTACTTAACCCCAGAGATACCGTTCATGCTTACTGAGTTTGGTCCAACGTCCCAGTTCTGCATACTTTGGGTTGCTTGGAACATAGCTCCAGTTTGAATCAAGATTGGGGCAGGTCGGCGATTAATCGAGTACGGATAGGACAACGCCTGCCACTTCGGCCGACCGCCAACCTCAAAGTTTGTCGCAATTGATGGCATAATAACGAGTTCTAGAGACGCTCGCAACGGTTCTTGAAAGTCGTCCAGGTTCCGGGCTAACAGTTCCGCAGCAGCAGAAATGGCGGCAATGTCCCGGAAGAACTTCGGATCAAAGTAAATCCGAGGGAAACTTGCCGGGATCATTGTCCGCCGCCCTAAACTATTAAGTTCAAAATCAGAACACTTTACCCATTGAGAATCGAGCTGGCCCGAGTGACGGATCATCACTTGTTGGGCACTGTGCACTCGATGCATCATTTGGGTAAAAGCTCGGGTCTGGATTTGACGTTGGCGGCACTCCTGGAATCTCGATGGTCCCATCAATGAGACCGGCAATCAACATGCCTGCATTCTCTTTGAGCATGAGTGCATATGGATTGGATTCGGTTTGATTCTCGGAGTAGGCTCGATCGTAAATCCAGCCAGCGTAGAGTTTTGTAATAATTACTCGGACGATGTCTGGCGTTGATGCTGGATCGATCCAAGTTGTGGTGTCGTATACACTTCCAAGTTTGGCGAAGATTTCAGTTTCGAGTTGAGGCAAGAAATTCAAGTCCAAGTCCTGGACGTTTAGCTTCGTTACCTCAACCCATCCACGTACTTCTTCAACGGTGATACGAGCCATTGCCCATCACCTACTTCTTTGNNGAAGCTTCTTCTTTNCTNGGTACCGACGGAACAACCTTNGCAGGCTCTTCNGCCTTCACGTCTTCCGGCTTNGCGTCGTCTTCNACNACAAGTGCGCCGTTGTCGTGCAGNGTCTTCAGCTCGTCCTTAGTGAATTCGCCCGAAGGCAAAGTTTCACCAGCAGCGTATGAGACACCGTTGTGCTTGATACCCGTAACTGCGACCAGCTTCTTGGCCATAACGTCTCCTTTTGGTTTCGCGTATTACTACGCGACCGCAGCCTTGATGACGTAACCGGCGATTGACTTACCAGCTTCGGCGCCTTCGCCCAAAGCAACCATCTTGACGTCGTAGTAGCGGGAAACACGGATAACATCCGACTTCCGCTTCTCTTCACGCCAGCGGTCAACTGCCTGATTGCCCCAGACAAATTCGTAGCCGAATGCCGGAACCTTCAACCCCGCCGATGGCGGAACGTAGGCAAGAACAACATCCTTGCCCCAAAGGTAGCCAAGTGATGCAGTTGCGCCCAAGTTCGCGGTGTTGATACCAACACCCGGAACAATGACTCGCTGGATACCCAACACCGAAGCCAGCAACTCAGGTGAGAAGATAGCCCGCTCGGAGTACTTGATGCGCTCCAAGAAGTCCGGGTGGTCTTCCAGCTTTGTCATGACCTGGTAAGGAATGACTGCGACGTTCGGCTCAGTGAAGATCTTCGAGTGAATCGTCAACTTTGCCGTACGCAGATCGTCAATCGGGTCTGAGTTGGCGTAGTCATTCCACTGGTCTGTACCAGAAAGAGTAACTGAGTGACCAGTTGCGTAGTTTGACGCAGTGGTGGCCAGAGTCTGGAAGGTACGTTCACGGCCCAGCATAATCTTGCTGGTAACCATGTTCGTGCCATCACGGTCCGGAGAAAGCGGAGAATCTGCATTCTCACGCTCTTCGTCGGTAACCGCAATCTGAAGCGCGTGCTCCTGTGCGTAGTAGGTGTCAAGGGACACCGCTGCGCCAGAAATCTCGTTTGCCTCAGTACCAGGTGCCCGAAGATCGGCCTCAGGAAGCCAGCCTTCACGACCAAAGATGTAGTACTTGTCAGATTGCTTGCGAACCGTCACGGACGGGAAAAGTGCTGCACCTGCAAGACCCTCAGTTGGCCAGCCGACTGAAATGTTCGTCAGTGCCTGGTCAATGTGCACATTCGCGGAACCGGTTGGGTTGTAAACTGCCATTTATCCGCCCTCCTTTCAGATATCGACTCGGTAGTGAAGCGGGTGGTTTGTGCCATCTACTACAAGACCACCTGAACCCATTACGCCCTCAACAAACAACCCGCCAATGTCAAGGCCGAGTGATCCACCACCTACACCAGACCAACTTACTGTACAAATTGATCCAGTCACAGATACTGAAGCACCGGTGAACTGAGCGTAGTAATTGTCGAGAATCGGCAAGAGTGCTACGAAATCCTGAACATCGGTAAGATTACTACCAGTCCACTCAATCGCAGCGAACTTGCTTTTGCGGAACAGATAAGTAGCCATTAGACAGCGAACTGCACCTTGGGCGTGAGCAGAACGTCGACGATGTCACCGGCAGAAATAGTTCCTGCTGATGCATTCGAGCCAACGACAATGCCCAAAACTTCGGAAGCCGCTGTAGCAGCAACAATTGCGCCACCTGCTGAGCCACACATCACTCGGGCGCCGATAGTTACAGACGTGGCAGTTTGCACAACAACCTTGGAAATTCCAAGGAGGCGAACATCAGCCACGGCCTTACCAGTGGCAACCTTCGCGGCATCAACGTTTTCCTGAACAACGCCAACGTTGCCAGAAGTTGCGGTTGCGTTGGTCGCGAGGTCAATCGTGCCAGTTGTTGCAACCTTCACCACCCGGAACGCCGTAACGCCCGCTGCGGCTGATGAGTTGTAGGTGGAAAGGACCAAAAATCCCTTGTCGAGCACGTAGTTCGAACCAGCCATGTTATTACACCTCCTCAGAAATTATTCTTGGAATGAGTACGTTGCCGAGCGGTAATCGGAGTACAGCTTCGGGTTAGCCTTGGCAACCGTCTCCATCGCGTCGGACAGCGAAATCTTACCGCCGGACTCCTGTGCGATCTTGTTGGCCTCGTCCAAGAACTGGTCCGTTGCAGACTTCGAGCGACCGTAACGAACAGCCGTACCGGCCCGCTCACCCAACTCAACCATCAAAGATGACGAGTTGCGCATGGTTTCCAGAATTTCCCAGAACTTGTCTGAAAGCTCGACTGGAACTTCCATGGCGAAGTCGTAAACCATGTCCTTGGCCTTTGCGGTCAGGACGATCTTCGACTTGTCGAACTCAGCCAGCCGACGGTTTACGTCCTGCTCGCGCAGAGAAACCTTAAAGTCGGTCAGTGCCTTATTCTGCGCGTCAACCGTTTCGATCAGCGCCTTGACCAGAGGGTTCTCGTCGGAGAGCTTGCGCAGGTCCTCAGAAAGATTAACTACCGGAACTTCCGGGGTAACCTTTGAACCTGGCTTGTTGTTGCCGCCACTGCCCTTGCCGAGTTCCGCAAGCTTGGCCAACAACTCCGACTCCGTGGTCTCGGACGGAAGACCGAGAGCTTCGGTGAGCTTCTTCAGATCCATGTCTTCCCCTTCCTTTGGAGTATCCTTCACAAGCTGTTCCTTACCCTTTGTCAAGATTTCAGTGAATTCCATCATGGATTCCACTGTCGCCTCAGAAAGGTTAATCGGCAGCAAGTTCTTCATGTACGGACGGTTGGTCAGCGCGCCACCAAAGAACACATTTTCGTGTGTCTTACCCTGTGAGTCTGTCCACTTGTCCTGGTATTCAGCAGAGAAGTAACGGAACTTCTTCGCTTTAATCTTATCTGCCGCTTCTTGGACCCACTCGACAAACAGCCAAAGGCCATCCGGACGGTCCTGTGCGTCTTTGACCCAACCAGCGGCCTCGCCATCGCCACCGTCAACACCGTGCATGTAGTTAATGCTCGGGTCGATTCCGCGAATCTTGGCCTTGATGTTGTCGGCAAACTGCTTGACCTTCTGAGCACCAATGCTGAGTTTGCCGAAAACTGGGTGCTGGTATGTGCCAATCGGCAGCGCGTGAATCCAAGAAGTCGTAGGTGAATTAGCAGTTTCTGCCAATTCTACGCCGTTCAGATCCACCAGATAGAGAACATCTTTTTCCATAAAATTTCGCCCCCCTCTCCGACCGGAGATCCGATGCGCTCCCGACCTTACAAGGGTCGCAGCGCGATCATAGCTAAATACAGTATGACGTGCAAGAGCGCAATAGCCAATTTTGTTGTGACGGAGTTAGACACCTGTCGGACTCCGTCACGGTCACTCGTCTATCTGGTCCCACAGTGGCTACTTCGCACCGCCTGATGCATCCTCACCGACATTACTCTTTCCGGCCGTTGCACCTTGCTTTGGAGCTTGTTTTGGCGGTCCGACGTGTGGTGGCTTAGGTGCACCAGCCTGAGAAGGTCCACCGCCGCTTGATCCACCAGCTTGTGGCGTTTCTTGTTCACGAACACTGTCTTCGTCAACTGGCGGCAGGTCAAGCTCGGAACGGATGAACTTCTCCAGTTCGTCATCAGGGCGGATGATGTTGGCGCCGACGAAGTTACGCACCGCGAAGGATAGGGTGCGCAGCGACTCTTCTTCACCAATGCGCCGAACTCGGAGCTTGGGGTAACCACCGCGAGAGAAGTTGAAGTCCACCAGCTGTGGGATCACGTAGTGGTTGAACGTGTCGCACACGGTTGAGGCGATGTAGCGGGTTGCCTTGTAGTAAACGTCCAAACTGTCAGGATTGACGTTTGCTTCGTCCATGAACGGGGCAAGGATGTTTGACTTGATTTTCATGTCGTGGTGCTCAATAGACTTCAAGCAGTCCACCGGCTGACCTTCAAGCTTGGCGAATGTCACTTCCCAGTTGAATGGGACAACGATATGTGCTCGCTCATTTGTCCGCAGGTTACGCCCCAAGTTTTCGGCCAAGGCGCGATCAGAAGTAGAAAAACCCGCAGGCAGTTTGATAATCGGCACACCGATACCGTGACGCTCTTTCTGGATGGCGTCGATTTTGTACATGGTGTCTTTGTAGTAGTAGTGCTTGTAGGCAGAGCGCAGAATGGAAATACCACGAAGGTCTCCCGCTTCCTGCTCCAGCACGAAGACAACCAGCTTACTGATCGGGATAAACACTTCGGGCTGGTTCAAGGCTTCGCGTTGGTAGTTTGAGTATGAGTTAAAAGATCCTGGGATAGAAACAGGGTCCATGATGATACCGTCGGGACCGCCATTCTCGTCCCAAAGCCACTCGTTGATGTCCATCGGGTGTCGCGGTGCCAGTTTGGTAAGTTTGATTTTGCCATCGATCTGGTCGTAAACCTTCTCGAACGGAAAGTATCCAAAGTCGCACATGAGTAGGGCATCTTCGATGACCCGACTCCAGGGCACGTTGAGTTCTTCCATCAGGTTCTTCTCAACGAACTTGGCAATGTTTTTGTCCATGGTGGAATCTGTTGCGGGTTCTACAAACCAGCGAGCACCCATGACCGGAGTCTTCAACAACCGCAACGCGCCACGAACCGTGCCATCGGCCCGCTTCATGTCGTAATAGGTCCGCAAACCCCGGCGATCCATCAACTCTGGAACGCGTTCGTCACGGGTCCAAGATGTCCAAGGCGAGGGTGAGGCGTACCCCATTTCCCGAGTTGCCAATCCTGGGGACAGTCCTGGATTGCGATCTGCCAAGATCACGTATGAGCCATGCGCAGGATCGTGCTCAGCTCCAACTACGTCATACTTGTCCGACATAATATCTGCAAAAGACAGGCGCCGCTCTGCTGCGTACGACTCCAAATCTTCAATCTTGCCATCATTCTCAATCGTTGTCATCGTTCACCTCCTTCGGATATTCGACAACACCGTCGTTCACAACCAGCCAATGCACCCCTGCCGCCGTGAACATAGCCTTACTATCAGCACTCGCCGGGTAGTCGAACTCAGCATAGACCTGCGTGATACCGGCGGCAACAATCAATTTGGCGCAGTCAAAACATGGGAACATGCTGGAGTATAGGCGTGCGTCGACAACTTCTGCGCCAAACTTTGCAGCTTGAGCAATAGCATTAGCCTCCGCATGCACAGTCCTTATGCAATGTTGTTTTTGAGTTCCGTCAGTATGAATGATTTTTCTATACAAATGTCCAACATCGTCACAATGTGGGAGTCCAGGTGCAGCGCCAACGTAACCGGTACTGAGAATGTGACGGTCTTTGACGATGATTGCTGCGCATTTTCCACGATTACAAGTAGCTCGTGTGCTGACTGCCCGAACAATGCCAAAAAAGTATTCTGACCAGGTGTCACGCGGCATTATAGAAAGCTCCTGAACATACCCCGGAAGTACAGATAGACAACGATCGATCCGGCAATCAGCGTTACTGTGGTCCCACAGGCGACACCCAGCGCGAAATTCATGTGAGTTTTTCCAACTTCTCGATGAGTGCTCGCTTTGCGGCTTCCATCATATCTCGACGTTCCGCCTTGGTAAGTCCGGCCATCTTCGCCAGTGGAATGTATACGTACACTGTTTGTTCGATGACCCAGCGTTGGTGTTTCTGGTCGTAGTAGCTTCTCACGTCATTTCCTTAATTTTATTCTCTAGAAGAACATAATTACACTCCTTGAGGTATTCAAAGTCAATCGAGTTGAGTTTTCCATACTCCTCTTTGGGCATGAACGTTTGTAGCGTCGTTCCTTGGTATTGTACCTTCAGTACGAGGCCCTGCCGAGCAGGTTCGTAACGAATCGTCCGATGAGGTTTCATGCGAAGTTCTTTCCAGAAGTGAAGTAACCTCGATCCGGCAGATCCAGCAACATCGTCTCCGTGTCAATGACAGACGCGAGCGAAGCAGTGGCACCGAGTTTGAAGTAGTGCATGAGTCCATAGCGAAGCGCGTCAAGTGCGTGATCGTCAGATGCGTGCGCAGCTTCTCGTGGGTCCTTACCACGTACAGCTGCAATTGAGCGGTAGTTGTTGAATTCGCGAATGGTGTTGACACAGCTGTGGTCCACGATCAGCCAGGGCTGCTCGATCGGCGTACCGAATTCGTCCTGATCTACTTCTTGCATTTTCAAACAACCCTTGACCAGCTCGATACCTTCCATCCAGCCGGATGATGTGGTACCGCCGTACGTGCCGGACTTTGAGCGTGGATCAGCATAGCAAGGACAAAAGTCCTCGCTTACCGTCACAACTGCTTCAGGGTTTGCTGCGTCGCCAAAGCACAGGTCGAGGTGGTAACCGTCAGGTTGTGGTCGATTTCGCAGTTCCCCCAAGTAATCCCGTAGCCGAGTATGTGATTTGTAATGTTCGCGCCAGACCCGAACTCGACCAAGAGTGTCGATTTGGAATTCCACCGCCGCCATTGGAGCGGTGTACCCCCAGTCAAAAGCGATGTAGTTCGGCAAGCCAGGCACGAATGGGACGGATTGAACGTGAGTTCCCTCATCCCACTCCTTGTAGATCTTTCCGGTGAAGTTGGTGAAGTCCGCCCCATACTCTTGCAGGAAGGACTCTTCTGGAGTTGTCGCTTTGGTGAGTAGAATTTCGGGATCGTCTTTGCCGAGAGGATAGACGATCGGGTTGTCCCAGGACGGGAACTGCCAGGATTCGAAGTCCGGAAACTTCGGATCGCGACCCATCTTCCACAACTCGTACAGCCAGTTCTGACCCTCTGGAGTGGTTGGGAACAGTGCAGTACCACGGAAGTCCGTCAGTGCTGGTCGAATAAAGCGGTCCCAAGTTTCCTCGGTGTGCTTCGCTGCCTCGGACATAATCACGCCATGCAGACCTTCACCAACAAGGTT